CAAGTCTAATGCGTTGCCTCTTGAATAAGTAGACGCCGTACCCGCATCGTTTAATCCGCTCAAATCAATGGAGGTGCCAGCGACAAGGTAAATGCCATAAGCGTTGTAGGAAGCCGCTACCAGTTTGTAATTTGACCCGTATACCTGATTGCATTCATCAATAAGGCTTTGAAAAAAAGCGTTAATATCCCCAGTAGTAGCAATAGGACCACTATTAGTGTTGTTGAGAGTTCGTAAACGATAAACGGCCTCGGCCTCTAACACCAATTGTGCTTGGTCTGAGGCTTTGGTAAACTGCGCCAACATAAACACCATAGGATTGGGCGAAGCGGGGTCATGGATAGAAACGCTCAAACCGTGTTGCAAAAGATAAGAGCCATCTGTATGGTTTTTTGCGTTAAGAATAGCCCTTGTGGGGTCAGTCAACTGAAGCGTCAGGGTTGAGGTTCCACCAATAGTTCGTTGAAGAATAGCGTTACTCAGAGCGTATCGAAAATCAGGAAAATAACTTTCAATAGGAACGCCGTTGATGTTAAAGTTAGTAAAATCCAGAAGTGGATTAAAACCCTCTACTGCCATGTAATTGAATCCCTTGGAAGAATAATAATTTGACCGGGGTACAGTTGAGAGCGTTGGTCTCTAATGCCATTAAACGTAGCAATATTCTGAACTTGTTTTTTAGAGCCATCGTAAAATTTATTAGCAATTTTTTGCAACGTGTCTCCTTGCTTCACCGTATAAGAATAGTACGATTGAGTTCCCGTGTTAAGTGTTTGGTTATTAGACCAATTTGCAGCAGGGCCATCTTTGTAGGTTCCTAGAATATTATTCAAGGGAGGCGTATATTCGTAAAACTCCACATGAACATTTTGTTGATACCTAAATCCAGCCCGCACATCACGAATGGCTTCTTTAAATTGCAAAGTGTGCATAACCCAAACTTTTTCGGTTCCGGGAACCGGACCGCTAATTTTAATAATTGGAGGAATTAGACTATTGGGAACTTTGTCGGCCCAACTTTCCAGTTGCCTGCATTCGGCTTCAATTGACAAGTTGGGTCCAGTAGGCACAGCCTGACCAGAAGGTATCCCGACAGTAATGCTTTTGTCAAGGATAAGGTCCATTTGCAAGTTAAAAGGCGCTCTGTCCATCCATTGTGTGGCCGCAACCATTTTGGGTCGGTCAACAATTTGCCAACCACCAGAACCGCTATTAGGGCCATAGGTCGTGTCTCCGCTAAGACCCGCCTTGATGGAATGGTATCCAGTTTTTTTTCCAATTCTGGGCGTTAGGGTAATTAGTCTGGGGGCACCACTGCTGTCACTCATCGTTAAGACCTCGCTAGAGCGTCTTTAACGCCCTGAATAATACCAGCCTGAATCGCACTAGACAATTGCTTATTTGAATCGCCCAATTTTTTAACCAATTTATCAACTGAATCATCTTCAATTTTAACAACAGATTGTCTTTTGGTGTGTTTTCCACTTTGTTCAGCAATTTGATGAGCCAATTGTGTAAAACCATCTTTAATGTGATGAGCAGTTTTTCCGGCTTCGTCCGCAGCCTTTGTGTACACTTTAGCCAAGTCACTATGCCCAGTAAATGCTGCTTGAAAAGCCATATTTTTAAGGTCTGTTTGCTTTGATTTAGCGTGACGAAAATCTGCCCCCATAGCCCTAAGACGGACCGCCGAGCCCTCCGTTTTGGCAATTGCTTCCCAATTCTCTCCCGGCTTGAGGCCATAAGCACCCCTAGCACCTCGCAACATATTGCGGGCTGTGGTTTGAGCCTTAAAACGAGCATTCCAGTCAACGTCTGTTGATTTGGCAAATGGACTGCTAAGAATAGCCTGAGTGTTAAGAGTTCGCTGTTTTCTTAAATATCCAATAATGTCTTTCGCGTTTCCACTCCCCATCATCGCTGCTTGTCCCGCAGTAATGCTCATCCCATATTTTGCTTTTAAATCGCTCATTGCTTGATTGCGTTTTTCTTTCATACTCAACACGTAGCCATCCTGGCCATATACTTTTTTAGAAAGAGATTTTTTACTAAGCATTTTAGCAGCGTCACTGGCCGCATGTTGCATAAACTCATTAGCACTTTTAGCGTAAAAGCCATCATCGGCAAGGCTTGTTCTTACCCAAGCCCCTTTCCCGCTTGAGTCCTTATTTCTTTGTTTAAATATTGCCTGCATGCTTGATAAAGTTTTATTACCCACTTTGACGTCATGACGCCTTTTGTTAATATTGCGCGCAGGGTCAGCCCACTGTTTGGCTGATTTGTCTAATCGTCTTTGGTCTTTTTCAAGTTGAGCCAAACGAGCAAAATCTTTGCTTGGATTTTTTGATGTATGATTAGCAATTCGTGCATTAATTTTATCAATTTCTTTTTGATTGTTTTTTCTTTTATCATTAATTTGACCAATTGCACCCGTATTTGCTAAATTGGGGGCACTAACAGTTTGACCATTGCCTAATTTGTCGCCTTCGCCTCCGCCTCCGCCTCCGCCAAACAAACTGGAAAGGCCGCTGATGGCTGCGCCGATGCCCTTACCGATAAGCGGGGCAGCCATTGGAGCCAGCATCATGGCCATCATGCCGATAGGACCAGTTGCTGCGGACAAAAGACCACCGGCCATGCGACCTGCCAAGCCCAAACCGACTTTTCCAGCAGAAAGTGCAGCGCCACCCAGAGTGCGTACTTCGGTGGCAACTGCACCCTTTGGAATAACGCTTCCAAGATTAGTTTTAACAGCAGTGCCTACAACGGCTCCCGCATTAACGTGTTCCGCAACAGTAGCCTTTGCGACTTTTTCGCTAAAACCTTGCGCCCTTAAGTGAGCATGTAGTCCAGCCGGTCCCATGCGTTGCAATTGTTCTGGGCTCAACCGACCGGTGTGTAGGAGAGCATTGGCAACTCCCTCACGGGTTTTCCATCCGTATCCAAGGGCTCCAGATGCACTCTTGGTGCCCTGAGCATAAGTTCTGGTGCCACCCATCATCACGGCTTCTCTAGTGCGTCCCATGTAAGCCTCGCGACTTACAACGCCCATACGTCCCGGCTGTGTAACTTCACCTCGGGCATTTATGGGCACAACGGTGCCGTGACCCATTGGAACCATAGTAGTTTCACGCATGCGGGTGCCGGTTCCAACAGGACCTCCGCTCGGGCCGCCACGAGGACCACCACCACCACCGGGGCCCATTCCGGTGCCACGAGTTGCGTTGATTTCAGCGGCCTCAAGTTGCATTTGTCCTGCACGCACTTGGTCCATTGCTGCTTCTACAAGCAGTTGGTCTGATTTCCTCTTGTAGGCCATTGTGGCCTTACTGCTTTGAGTAACCTGATAAGGCGTAAACTTGTTCACAGCGCGCTCGGCAAGACTGCCGTAGGCTCCAACCATGCCCCGAAGTGGACCACGCACAAATGCAGCCATCTTAGACAACATGGCAGTGCCAATCAATATGCTGGCACCAATCAAAAGACCTTGCAGTGCCCATTTAAATTTAGCAAAAGCGCCTACGATGCCAGTCAAAATATGACCAATAGTTAATGCAATAGGCAATAACTCTTTACCAATTTCAATAAAAGAAGCGTTAATAGTTTCTTTCATGCGAGCAAATTGCACGCCGGGCTGTGCCATAGCAAGTTTTGCCTTGGCTTGATAATCTTTCTGAGAAGAATGTTCGGCGGTATATCCCATCATGTTGCTATATTTTTTAGAATTTAACAACAACGTAGCCACTGGGCCCATAGTCTTAGTGCCGCCCCAAAGTTGTTTCAAAATAGCATTGGTAATGGCGTCTATGTCTGCTTTTGCTTTTTTGATTGGGTCATCGTGAGCCTGCTGGCCAGTTAATTTTGAATGTGCCCTTGTCTGAAGGGCGCCGCTCATGTAATCATTGAGAATTGCGGGGTCCGTGCCGGGACCCATAAACGAAATCAATTTTTGAGCAAAGGCTTCTTGGTCGGCTTTACCTTTGTATTTAAAGGCTGGTGCTGAAGGAGGTGCATAAGTTCCAATACGGTCAGTCATGTATTGAATAACGGCTTGCATACCGCTCTTGCCCTTGTAGCCCATTGATTTGGCTTCAGCCATACCCGTTTGCGTAATGTCAAACATGGCACCGGCTTGAGCGCCAATTTGGGTTGGGTGCAAGAAAGTAGTTATGGCTGTCTTGACGGCAGTACCGGCAGTAGAGCCAGTCATACCCATGTTTGTCATCAGACCAATCCACGAAAGAACTTCATTGGCGCTCAAATGATTCAATTTGGCGGTCACAAGGGGACCACGCCCAAGGGCTCCAACCAGTTCGGAGGCGCGCATGTCGGCGGCACCAGAAGCAGCAGTCAGCAAAGGAGCAATTTGTTTGTCGGTCGTGGCTCCCTTTAATCCAATGTTGCGCATAATACCGAACAAACGAGCAGATTGCTCCGATTGGGCACCGGCAGGGACGCCTGCCATAATGTTAAAGATGGAACTTTCACGAGACAATTCAAGCAACTGCTTAGTTGATGCGCCACGGTGATGATTCAGGGAGGCTGTCGCTGACGCAATACGATACAAGCCATTAGCAATATCGTTGAAAGATTGTCCAGTTTCCTTACCAATGCTGATAACTCCACTCATAAGCGCTGGCAATTTGTCTTTGGCTACACCAGCGTGGGTTACGGACTGAACAAGCAACTTATTAAGTTCGGTATACTTCTTGATGCCCTCATAAGCAGCAACACCAATACCAACAGCGGCTACTCCAGCGGCCTTGTAAAGGCCCGGAGAACCCATTGCCTCTAGGCCAGCCAATTTACGCTCCACACGACCCATGCCCGCAGCGGCGGCATCCGCCATACGCCTTTCAGCGAGGATGCGGGCCTCCATTTGGCTAAGATAAGAAGCCTGAGCGGGAGTGCTGGCCGTAAGAAGCGACGTGTTGGTTTCAATAGTTCTATTGATATTTAAAAGAGCGGCATTTTGTGCGTTAATTTCATCGGTGGTGCGTAGTACCGAACCACCCATGCGGCCCATCTCGGAAGTAAGAACCTGACTGGCACCAGCCGCAGCGCCAAGCCCTTCCGACATGATGCGATAACTACCACTAGCAACTTCAGCCGCTGCACCGGCCCTTTCCGAGGAAGAGGCTACGGCATCAAGTTCAGCAGCGCCCTCAGGAGCCCCCGGGAACGCAATGGGAATAGTAATTCCGTGGCCACCGCCACCACCGCCACCACTCATGCTCATAAGGACTCCTAAACGACAAAAACCGCCGCTAAATAGCGACGGCTAATGTCACTAGCCGCCACGACCAATAAAGATTTTCTAAATCGTGCGGTTAGTTAAAATATTTTGCCAATTACTTCCGCCAAGTGCATGGCGATTAATTTTGCAGAAGCCTCAAGTTCTTCAATTTTTTCCTCATTTCTGAGGGTTAAGGCTTTGCGCATTAAGGCAATTTGGATAAGGTAATCGTCCCTGCCCCTGTCAATCACTTTGTTGGGGTCCATCCCTAACAGGATGGCGTGAGCGCCCGTCTCTACGAACGGGTCGTCACTCAGGGAGGCTAAAAAGTCTCGTCAGCCTCTTCATTTGCAATACCAGACCACTTGAACAAGCGGTTAGCAGCGTCAATGAGGTCGCCTTCAGTCAGGTAAAGAGACCGACAAACATCAACCGCACGCTCAGCAGGAATGCCGAGTGCTGCGGAGAGGTCTGGGTCAAACTTGGTGAAGTCGCCACTAGCGTCAGCAATGCGAAGACTGTACTTGTTATCCATGTTTCCATGAAGGATGCAGTACACTCCGAGGCAAGCCTCAACCAGCATGTCGGCGTTAGCAAGGATTGACCAATCTTCGGTCTTTTGCTTACGACGACGCTCAATAGCCGAATTCAATTTAATCGCTGAAATTGGACGATACCGGACAAAGATTTCCGGGTCGTTCCATCGTGGAACCTGAATGTCAACGAACAGGCCGTTAACAATCTCTTCACGACGACTCTTCAACGAGATGAGGGGGGTTTCCGTGTGAGCGGAACTAGCCTCAAAAGAAGCCTCTTCCTTAAACCCCTCGTCAGGTCCCGTGGAAACGGCCCCCTCGTCTGCGTCAGAAATTTCAAAATTAACCATGTTGTTCCTCCTTGGAAGTATCCCCTACTTTACCAGATTAGTTGTTAACCTGCAACGGTTTCAACTGCAATGTCAATCTCGAACATACGAGGGGCATTGGAGCCTGAGTCCGTACCACCGTCCTTGACGGAGGTGATGCGCCCTTGGTAGACACGGGGGGAGCCCCAAGGGCTTCCTTGGTCATCAAGGGGCTGAAGGGAAACCGTAGCCAGTGCCTTGCCAACCTGCTGGTGCAAGGTAGCAATTCGAGCGTGGTCCGCCTGCGTGTGGTAAACCTTATTCAGGACCACATCGGAGTAGGAAGGAAGTGACATGTATGACACTTCTGGACCCATTCCACCGGGACGATGCTTGTTGACAGTGGCAGTTACGTCGCCACCGGAAAACGTGTCAAAAATACCATAGTCGGTACCTCCAACATTGAGGGTTGCAAGCCACTGTTGCTGTGAACCATAAAAGTGCCTGCCGTCTGAAACAGCCATATTAACTCCTTAAGAGGTTGTGTAGGGAAACTTGTTAAATGAGTTTGTTATACCGTAGGAAGCGGGGCGCTTACAAGGTACTTAGTAACTTGAACGTTGACAAATTCACCGAAGGGGGCCATGCGCAGGTTGACCTGAGCGTTGATTTGACCAGCGGCGATTGTAATAGCAGTGTTGACCTGAGGACCAACATTGATGCTGAAGGCATCCTCGGCATTTGCGCCGTAGATGGACTTGCGGAGCCAGTAGTTCTGGCACTGACCGGCAAGAGCGCCACCCAGCGTCGAGAAAATCTGTCCACGACCGTCAATCTCTGCGAACACGTAGTTCTCAGCGATAACGTCAAAGTCCCGAACAATCTGCATGCGGAAGCGCACGTTGTTGAGGTAAACCCAATTCTGGTCAGTTGCAGTGCTACGGAAGCCGTAGATAGCAATTTGTCCATTAATGTTACGAAGCAAGTTAACCTGACCGGCATTAAGGGTTCCACGGTCAGCGGCGGTAAAGGTCTGCGAAAGGCCAATAGCGTAAGCAGAACTTCCGTTAATCAGGCCAGCGGCAGGAACGTTGCAGTCATTCTTAACGTCAGTAGCGGCAATGTTACCAGCAACAATACAAGATGGGGGAACAATGCGGTTGAACACGGGAGCCGTGGACGAAGGCGTGGTTGAAGCAATACCGGGAACAACAACCCAAGGTGAAAACAATGCGCCATAAGAAGAGTCCGTAGCGGCTGAAGCGCCACCAGTTTGAACTACGCTAACAGCGGTGGTCAGGGTAGCAACTACAGCAGTGTCTGCGCCGTCCATAATGGCAACCCGGTTGTTGATTTGCGCATGGTTCAGGAGGTTCTTGTGAGTCGTGTCACTGGTAATACCGGGGACCGAAACTTGACCGGGGCCATAGGAGTCGGTGATGGCATTCAGCGCAAGCAAGTACTCAGCGTCAGTGGCAGCAGTTGAGTCCGTACCAGAAGTCAAGTAAATAATTGAAGTAGAAGGAACCGTGGGAGAAACGCCCGCGGTAGCAGAAACAAGAACTTGATAGTTGTTCTGCGAAGCCAACCAGTTAACGGCATCCGTGTTGGTGTTCAGGGTGGGCGAAACAGCCATGACCTGATTATTGTAAGCAATGCTAAGGGTGTATGACGTAGCCGTAATGTTAGTCAGTGTAATAATAACACCACTCGTGTCAGTACCAGAAGCCGAGTTGGCCCAAGTTCCCTTGGAGGCGGCGGTAAAATTCAGGAACGAACCAGCGGTACCAGTAGCGGCAACGGCTGCTGCTGCAATTGGGCGCACAACGTAAGCGTTGATTCCACCCTCGCGGAAGTAAACATCCAACGAGTCGTACAGCGTGTTGCTGCTGATGCTACTCACGGTGTAGCGACCGGTCAGCGAAGAGTTGACAATCTTACCGAAGTAAGTTTGAAAATCGCTAAGCGAGTTGATTGGGACTGGAATGTTGGCTGGACCGTGACAGTTGCCAACAACAAACCAAGTGCCGGTAGGGCTATTGGTTTGGGGATTAGAAGTAGGTGCGTTGACGGTAACCGAAACGCCGGGGGCATTAGCCATCTGAGTTCTCCTGTGAGTTTTCCGAAACCGGGTTTAGTGGCTTGCGGGGGGACTTTGCTGGGGTGGATTTGTCTTCTTCGGCTTCTTCAGCCTCAGTAGCAAAACCAAATTCAAGATAAGAATTAATTAATTCACTACGCTTCACTGTGTAAGATGCGCCTTGATTAAGTTGGCGGCCATCTATATCGTTAAGATTATGAGGGCTTTGGACAATGATAGTTACTTTGTCGTTCATAAAGTTTCCTTGTTCAAAGTGACATTGACCTCAGTAGAGGTGATTGTCGGTGATGGAGGCAAGAGGGAGGGGTCTGTAACGACTCCTGTTCCTGCGTATTCAGGGTTGGGCACGCCACCGTACATATTCATTGCGTTGCCAACCGTAATTTCAAAATCAATAATAGCGACACCGGTTGTACGGGTACCACTATGTTCGCCTTCTCGGTACTCCTCACCCCTCCACATGGTCGTTTCGGCAAAGCCTTCTAAACCACGATGTTGGATGATTGCGGCCCGAACGCAAGCGGCGTAAGCGTTAGTTAAGGCTTGGGTTTCTTGCCAATCCTTAGTACCATAAACAAATACCATAACTCGTGCTTTCCAATTTGCACGAATAAATTCTTGATAAACTTGAGGAGTGCCTGATGTGCCCGTTACGTCAATAAGAATAGCGGCAGTAGAACTTTTGGGTAAAGTCCTATAATCAGGGCGAAAACGGTATTCCGTAGGAATTTCCAAAACCTTTTGACCTAATTGGCGGTTGGTTTCTTCAATGTAGGAAGGTAACCATTTTTCCAATGTGGCATACATGGCTTCTTGAACAGAATGACCACCGTAAACGGGGCCATAAACATCTGGCAAGTAAGAAAAGTTCCAGTTATTCCACCAAGCATTTTCTCTAGCCATTAGCCTCTCCTGAATCGGCCAAGGCCGCCCTTAATCTTTGAAGCAAAGCCCTTAGCCACGCCAGCCGCCGCAGTACCGGCAGAGACTGCAATAGCCCTACCTCTCTGAACGCCTCGCGTAAATGCTTGCCTACTCTTTGAGAACATGTTGCGCTTGACTTGAGCCGCTTGAACGTTGGCTTGATGAATGGCAGTTCTTTCAGCAGGTTGAAGGTGCAGCAACCAGTTTTTAACAATGCGGCCTACTTCAACATACACAACGGGGGTAATGGTCACCACTTCACGAGTTGGTACACCTTCACCGTGTTGGTGATATTGACCATAATTATCACTAGCATGAGCGCCCTTGTTACGGGGGTCTATTACCAGCATCATTTTGTTGCTTGTAAAATCAAGTTTAGGGTCCATTGCGGCTGCGGATAAAAAGCCGTATTCAATAAGAATATCTGAAGACCAACCTAAAGCATAAAGATTTAACGCCTTTTTTTGAACAGTGCTATCCGCAAGAGGTGCCCATTGGCTATTAATGCCATATTCGGGAGCAGCACCCTTCCCAGCAAAACGAACTCGTTCCATTTCGCCAAAATAATGCTTAATTTCCTCATAAGCCTCAGCCATAAACAAAATTCTGTGATTTATGGCGTGTAAACGAATAGCCAGTCCTTCAAAAGAACTAATATCTACGTTGACAATTGACTCCGCCCAACTGGCTTCAGGCATTAGCCACGAACCCAAGGAGCGATAAGGTTTTCAACTTGCATATCCATTTCTTGAAGGTTCATTTCCTTGCGGGTTTGAGGTTCGCATTCAAGGATTACAAATTTAGCGGCTTGGAAAAGGCAAGCACGGCGAAGAGACGGAGGAACACCATTGGTGTATCCGCCACTGTAAACAACCTGAATTCGACTACCTTCGGGCGCAAATGTTCCCAACCGGAGCCAGCAGTGACCGTCAGTAACATCCGGTCCACGGATGCCGCCTTGGTCAAATTGAATAGGTTGGAAGTCACCGTAGGTACGGAAAAGAGTCATAGATTGAATAGAATAAGTCCACAGTTCCGGGTAAACCGGAGCAAATTGGTCAAGCCAAAAGTGGCGAACCAGTGTGGAAGAACCTAAAGCAATAGCGTGAGAAACGCCAAGCGCCCCATAAATGTCTAGGGGAAGGTCGGCAGTGTTGCCGTACTCGGAAGGGTCAATGCCCCAGAGACGGTCTTGATAAATGTGGCCCGTAAACGGAGCAAGCCTTCGACCGGTGCGGTCTTCAAGGTGACTGGTTGCTTCCACAAGAATATCAGCAATAACATTGGGGTCAATGTCTTGAATCAACTCTGGGTAACGAAGCATCATATCAGCAGGCGTAGCCAAAGAAACGGGGTCGTTGTATTGGGACCCTTCGTTTGTCATGGCTGCCTACTTGTCAGTCTTGGTGCTACGTCGCTTAGTTGGGGACGAAACCTCAAGGGCGTCGTTTAGTTCCTCGGATGGGTCCTCGTCCTTGACCAGTGGGGCAACCTTTTCGGCTGGCTTCTTGGCGGGCTTAGGGGCAACAGGGGCATCAACAACATAAAAATCGCTGTGCTTTGCCGAGCAAAGAAAATGTGCAAATGATGCAGATACCTCAATGGCACCTTCATCGCCGCCAACGAGCCATTCAAATTCGTTAGAGCCACCGGGTTGTTTCTTAGCAACGAGAGTCATAGAAAATCCTTCAAGGGGGGAGGGAAGTACTAGGGGCGGCGGGAGTGGGGGAGGAACGAGGGGACCACCCCCGCCGCTTTCCTAGAATGTACTACTTACTACTTACTAACTATTGTTGTTAGTCAACAATGAAGTTAGGAGTGTAACTGCTGTTGGTTGGGAGAATCCCATTACCAGCAGTTGAGTCCAGCGCAGTAGCGACGTTTGCAAGGCGACCAATGTACTTGGCACCGCGAACAGCCAGCGTGGTGTCTGCAACGAATGCAAACGGGAGGCTGTCAGGCGATGAAGTGGTCGGGTAAACGTTAACAGGCTGCATCTCACGGACGTAAGGACGAACGATGTAGTTCGGGTCACGCGACATGAGGTAGATGTTGGATTCGCCACTGGCGCCCAAAGGCTTCAGGTTGGCATTTCCGTAGTAGTAGGTGCTTGGGGCCGAGGCGATGGCGTTAGTTCCATCGTTAGGCACAAGGGCGCCACCAGTGTCAGTAATGATTGACGTGGTACGAACAGTGCCAGCGCTGTCAAGGTAGGTAGCGTCAACCATGCCGATAAGAGTCTCAGTGTTGGTGAGACCATTAAGGGCGGTGCGGTATACCTTGTAGTGCGTAGCCGAACCACCATCGGGACCCGTGGGGGGAACGATGACGAGAGCAACCGAGCCAGCAGTAACTGAACCACCAACGGTAGCAGTGGATTCAATCGAAGCCTGAATTTCACCGTAACGAGCAATAACAGCCGAAACCTTGTACTTGAAAGTACCAGATGAAAGGGCGCCACCGGCCTGTGAACCAGTTGCTGAGGTAAGAACCATCTTGTTGGTGCGAGGAGCAAGGAACGAAGTCTTCACAATTGGAACACCACGGTAGGTACCTACGATGAGGCCGGGAGCAATCTCAACCTTGTCCACGAAACGCTGCTGGTTAACGAGCAACTGGGAAAGGCGTGAGTTAGCGTTAGGCGACATGAGGAACATCCACTCGGAGTTCTCAACGGGCTCAGCAACATTCGACTCAACAAGGTCAATCAGAAGGTCAAGACCACCGAGCGACAGGTTATTGCCACCGAAGTCAAGAGCGTTCTGGTCCTTGCCATCAAGCCAAGGGTTGAAGTTGGGGGCGCCCCAAGTAGAGCCGCCGCCGTAGTTGTCAATGGTTCCGCCGCCGACACCGGGGTTGATGTTGGTGGAAGAAGTGCTGTAAGCGGTTGACGAGAACTGCGAGCAGATAACGTCAAGTCCGTCGAACTGTGGGTAAGCACCTTGCTGCGTAGGAGCCTCGGCACCCCACATAAGGGCAGCCTCAAGGTCCCAGTAAAGGCCGCGAGCAGCGCCTTCAATTTCACGGGCACGGAGGTCACCGATAAGGTCAGCCGTAACAGCCTGTGAGTAACCAGTCACTGCGCCAACACTCTGGAGCAAGCGAATCTGGAAGTTTTCTTGGTTGTAGTTCGACGTGCTGATGGGGCGAGCGCCACCGTCAGTTACGAAACCACCAGAAGGAAGCGTGGTGCGCTTGTTGAAGTAGTACACCGTGCTTCCCCACTTCACAGAAGGAAGGGCGCGCACAACCGGTGCGTAGCGGCGCTGGTATTCAAGCAGCGTAGGGTCAATGTGCTTTTGGACAAGTGCCGCAGCGCCAGCCGCGGTAAGAGCCAAAGCCTCTTCAAGGTCAGTAGCCATAATGGCATCTCCTTATTTCTTGGTAGGGGTAGGGTTAGAAGCCGCGCTCAGCCTGAGCGAACTTGTTCTTGAAAAACGGGGTCTCGCCCCAAACAGCGGACTGAACCTTGCGGAAGTCACTACTATTCATCTCCGCAAGCATGCGGGGGTCGAGTTCGTCTGATTCACTGAGGTCACTGAGGTCAGAGCCAGTGGAAGATGAGGTGTATCCCTTGCGGAATCCCTCGCCAGTCCTGTAGGACTCAACGGCAGCGGTGCGGGCGGCTTCAACAGCCTCAGTAGCGGCCTTGGTGGCAGCCTCTGAAACCATCTGGGCAACCTGCTCAGCGGTAAAGGTAACATTGTTCTCGGTCACAACAGTCTCCTGAGTGGTCTCATGTGCTTCTTCAGCCTCGGGAGCAACCTCGGGGGTCTCTTCTGCGGGAGCCTCAGGGGCTTCCTCAGGAGCAACCTCAGGGGTCTCCTCTGCCTCAGGGGCACTCTCGATTGGCTTCAATGCAGCCGCAAAAACGGATGCAAGAGCCGAAATGTCCGCGTCGGTAAGCGTGCGGGCCGGGGCAGCAACAATTTCCTGCCCTGACTCGTCCGCTGAAGCCTCAACGGGGGTCTGGTCGTCAGCCACTAGGGCCTCCTTCGTGTCTAGGGCAGAATCGTCCGATTCAGCCTGTGGTACTGGGTGCCCGCAAGTGGGGCAATACATGGCGCTTTCTGGGGTCTCGGCGCCACATTGATTGCAACTAGGAATCGCTACATTTGTTGGCAGGGTCATGCAACCACAGCCGGGACAAAAGCCAGCGCCCTCAGGAAGCATTCCGCCACATTCGTGACATTCGCTTTCCATGTTGTTGTCGTCTGTCTCCTCACCCTCCTCGTCATCCCCCTCGGGGTCGTGGAAGTCAGAGCCAGAACTGTCGCTGGTCCCATCAGGCATGGTGAGGTAAATGTCACCATCTCCATCGGGGTCAACAGCGTTTAGTGCCACCACGGCTGCCGTAGCGAGCCTGTTAGCAACAGCGGCCAACTTACCAGCGTCGTCGGTGTATCCACCGATGCTGATAGTTGCTGCACCGTTGTCAATGGTGGTAGAAGCGTAAGCCTCAAGAACATCTTGAATTTCCTTGGCGAGCATTTCCTGCTCCTCCTTGATGTTGATGCCGAACTTAGAAGCAGCAGACTTAATCTTGGACTTAATCCGGCGCACCTGCGCTGGAGAGTACTGAGATGCGTTGTCAGCCTGATTGATGTATGACCAAGCGGCACGAACGTGCTTCTCAGTGTCAATCGGGTATCGCTTCTTCTTGTCGGACTGGTAGCCGGGGTCAGCATAAGCAACTGCACCATAAGGAGCCTTGTCGGCCTCTAACGTGTCCAGAGCCTCGCCTACGGCGTGGTTAATAGCGGTAAGAGCCTCGGCAACCTTATCCATTGAGGTTGCGTCAGACTCTACGGAAAGAACGTCCTCGGCCTTGACGGGAGGCTTAAAGTTTTGAGCATCCATTTTACGTTGCTGATACTTTGCGGCCATTGCCCTGCATTCAGCCTCGTCTTTGCAGGGCTTATCGCCATTGGCCTTGTGCCAATCGTCATGTCCTTTGTCGTGACGTAAAATGGTAGCCAAATCTTCGGCTTCCATAATTTCGGCGTCATCTACGGACTCAAAAATCATGTTGCTGGAACCAGCGGACTCCATGAGTCGGGCCAATTCAATTTCAGCACCCTCAACGCCGGGGCGATGAGTAAAGTCAATACCATAAACTTCAAGGTCATCAGCAGTCATAGCCTCTGCGCCTTCGTGGTCTACTGTCTTCATTTCGCCAGCCCATTCCCCACGAATGGAGATGCCCTTAATGAACTTACCAACGGCAAGGTTGGCAACGTCACGACCAGCGGCGGTATTGGCAATATCAGCCTCAAACTGGGCTGAGCCATCAGGAAGCATAGAAACGTGAGTAATGCGACCAACTGTGGAGGTTGCATCATCGTCGTAAGCGGCACGGTGGCTAGTAGCCATTGTGATGGGGAGACCAGAGCCAGAAGAAATCTTGCTTTGCATCCGGGCAACTGCCTTACCAATATTTTCCTTGGTGTAGAGGCGATTGTTCTTAGAAAGGCCGGGACGAAGGAAGGTTCCTCGGACTACAGCGGCACGAGTTGAATTAGAAGACATTGTTACAACGCTTTCCTGAGTACTCTTAGAGTCAAGTTTGCGGATAATGCCGTTCACCCAAGAGCGGCCAGAGTCTCCACCCCAACCAAGCCAAGCAATGTATCCGGCAGAAGGGTTAGACTGGTTAGCCCAGTCTTTACCCTTTTTATCCACTTCGTGACGTGCGAAATATGAGTGCATCCGGCGAATAGTGTCCGCCGAGATGTTTTTACCGTTTGACAGGTCACGGGCACGAGCCACGCCAACCATTGTCATACCACGATGATGTTTCCTACGAAGTTCCAATGAGCGGGCAGCGTTGTGGCGTACCGACGTAGGCGGGGAAAATCCTTCAGAAGACATTTAACTATTTTTGTCCAAAGAAATAAAAACAATGTAAACCAAGGCGGCAATGCCTAAGAGAAAACTTATTCCTGCGTAGTGCATAGTTCTCCGGCCTTTTCTCCCATTGCTTCAACAATAGACATTACAAATTCACTTTCAGCGTTTTCAATGGCATAGTTGATGGCAGACATGCAAAGAACCTTTGCATCGTCGGTAACCACATCCGTATGCTTGGCATACCCAATAGCAAACGCTGAACGGGCATAAGTGGCTATCTGGCTGTGTACTTGTTGCCCCTGTGTCGCCATTTCTTCACCTCACGAAATCGCTTGTGTCGTTGAACCATGTGACTCTTGTAATGATGCTGTCGAGCGCTTCCCCATTTGGTGCGCTTTAAATAACCGCCCGGAGCAATTTCAGAACGAAATTTCTTTGGCATGCCGGTAGGTTTACGAATAATTTGCTTAGGGTTTTTACGCCCATGTATGTACCTCACACCGATTGGATGTTTGCCGGATACTTGCAAATAATGAAGATGTTGCGCTCTAACAAGGTTGGCTTGTCCACGCCTGTGTTCAGCCTGAATCAAGCGATTGCTGCTTCGCAACCTTTTGCCCAAAACCTGTTTAATAAGTAAAGACCTTATGGTGCGATTACCACGTTTGCGGTATGAGTGGGCTCTACCTAAACGAGCCTTTTGCAGATTTCTTCGTTCGGCCATTAACTGAGCGCCGGTTTGATGCCCAACGCCATATTTGGCGTGCATCGCACGGGCAGCAGCAGCCCTTACGGCAGAATTGGTGCCCATTAGCCGACTTGCTTGGGAACCAGAGCGGCAGCCTTAGCGGCGGTCATGCCCTGATAAACGTTTACAGGAGGCGGCGGACCATCAGGCATTGTCATCCTCCAAGTGGGGCAGGTCTTTTAGAACCTGCTTACGGCGCTTCTGATAAGCAATGCGCCATGAAGCACCCAATGCGTTTGATTCCTCTACGGGGCCCCTAGGAGCCGACTCAGAGCCCTTAGGAGCCTGAGGGGCACCCAAGATGGGTGGAGCCTGCTTGGTCGTTGGAGTGCTGGATGGAGCAGTATTGCCCATCTGTACAGCATTCTTGGGTTCAGCGCCCATTTGAACAGCAGCAAGGTTGGCTGCGGACAGGTCGCTAAGGTCAGCCCATAGAACCATGTTTTGACGGTCAACCAAGATGGCGTCATCGCCACCGGGAACCGGAGGTTCGCCAATGTCGGCACGGGCCTTGTTAAGAGTCCAAGAACCATTGCGAATGCGCTGGTCACGGATTTGCTCGATAACTTCGTCGTCTCGCCAGTCAACTACGCCAAACTTGAGGTACCAGTCTGTGACACCAAAACATTGGTTAAGCAGGGCAAAAGAAAACTTTTCCAACACAATCTCTTGAATTGGGCCACAAGTGTTGACTCGAAAAGTCTTGTCTTGTGCGGTACCAGTACCGCCACCGAGGTTACCGGCCTCAATAACGCCAACCTTGGAAGGTGGTACGCCATAGCCTGAAAGAATCTCGTCACGACGCTGCTGAAGCGTGTTGAGCCAGTTGGAAATCTGGTTGGTGCCCATTTCATTAACCTGAGCGCCACCTTTGGTCTCAAAAAGATTACCAATGTTACGGGCACCGAGGTTACGAATAGCGTATTGCTGTTGGAGGCGCTTCATTTCACTCTCGGGGAGCGCTAGAGGCCAGTCAACGTGGGCACGAAGCGGGTCACCACGCTTCATCGTCTCTTTAACGAGAGCAGCGGTAAACAGCCAAGAAGTAATGGGCAGAATGTTCTTCTGCGTGGGGGAAACTCCATACAAGCCGTTGCCGGGGGCATCAAACTTAATGTGAATAACCTCATTGGGCTTAAACTTAGCCCTGCGGTTGGTTTCAGTCTTTTGTGCGTAACCCTTAATCATTCCATGCTCATCAGAAAGAATGGTGATGGTTGCGGGGTCAAGTGGGTAAAGCGCTACGGGTTCGCCCATAACATGAACAACCTCAGTAAATGAATCACCAAAAATAAGCAAGTCAGTCATAACATTACGCATCAATTGGCGAATGTCATCATGTGGATTGACATACTTCAGCAGTTGCTGAACTTTGATTACCTCGGCGGGAGCGTCGGGCATAGCCGAATCGCCATAGGCAACCGTGTCGTAAACAACATCTACGCCACCAGCGGTGCATGTACGAGCAATAACGTCAATGGCTGCGGAAGACCAAGGACAGGCAAGGTACGCCTGAAGCAGTTGACGCATGAAGGTTTCACGGTCAAGACTGCCACCGGAAACGTTCATTCCGGGGTTAATCTCGGTGCTACCACCAATCGGGATACCTACGGCGTAACCAGACCTCTTTTGCGAGGGCTGCTTGGCCTCATCCACGGCAGTGGGCTGAGTATAAGCCTCAGCGAGTTCCCTTCTGAATGAAGTAATAGCCATGCGTTCTTCCTTAGAAGGGAATTCCGAAATCCCCGACAAATCTATCTCCGCCCCAAAGAGTAAATGTCTCATCGGATTGGATTGGTTCCGCCGCCTCGCTCATGGAGTCGGGAAGGCCCTGTCGCATGGAGGGTTCGGTGTCGTAAATGATAGGACGTGCGTAAGTGCCAACTGCCATAATCACATAGCGTAAAGCGTCTGCTATGTGGTCGTCAACGTTTCTTGTTTCCGCATCATCAGGCTTCACGCTGCTGCGAGGTAGAGCCGGGATGGTTTCAATAAACATTGGGCACTTATCCTCAAAGACGTGAAGCATGGGACAGGTTTTCCAACCCATTTCCCGGTGCATTTCGCAAGCGGGGCCATCATTGAGGTAGTAGTGCAGGCGAGACCAACCGTTAATTCGGTCGTTGTCCGCCTGAATAAGG